GAAACAGACATAGCAGAATCACCAAAGGTGGTGCTGCCAGACGCGCCAGTAATAGCGTATACGTTGGTACCAACGAAAGACTCAGAGAAATAACCGATCGTGGTGCCGGTATTAGCCAGCGATGTGCCCTGATTGGTTACTGCAACCTGAAATACCGTGCGCGGATCGTCAACTACGTAAGCAACTGCGTCCTGAGCAACGGTGCCAGCCGGCCAATACTGAGCACGAATGCGCTGATTGGTACCCGGATTGGTATATTCAACACCTACGAAAACACCGATAGTGCCGGCTACCGCAGTACCCGGAGAGCTAGCAGCGCTCATAGAAGTTGCAACAAGTGTACCGCCAGAGAGCTGTACGAGGTCACCATCAAACAGGCTGGTAGCGTAGCCCGATGCAATCGGGATCATACGAGTAGAACCTGCGTACGGAAGACCACCAAGCTCATTGATCGGCTTGAACCCGTAAGGGGCCGAAACAATAGGATAAGCCATGGGAAACTCCTAAATTAAAAAATTAAGATCCTCTGCCGAAGCTATGCTCAGACTTACCTTCCTTGAAGATAGGCATACGAGAATCGCTTTGGCGCATCAGATTGTTATCTACCGCTTCCGTTTGAGCTGCTGTCTGACGCTTGATGTAATCGTTGCGCTGTTCAACAAACTCCATCGGAGTCTTGCAAAGTAACAATCCGCCAATCTCAACATTGTCTTTATATCGACTATTGGGATCGACTAGCAGAGTGAATTTCGGTTGCTCTTCCAAACGGCATGGTTCCCAGCCTTCGCGGAACTTGGATGACAAGTTGCGAGCGTTATGAGCACCCATTACCGAGGCAGCAATCCAACGATAAGCATAACCCGGCTCTTTGTCAGGCTCGGGGAGAAGTTCCGGAGGGAGCCACTGCTTCTGGCGTTCCGCAAGTTCTCGGGTATCTGCTTCTCTTCCAATTCTATTTGTAGCCATGTCAGGCCTCCAATTTCATAAGTTCACGGACGTATTGTTCAGGCGTAAGGCCCAGCTTCTTCGCAATAGATACCTGCGATTGATTGAGTCGTACTCGTTTAGGCGCAGTAGTTCTAGTAGCTGAAGCTACGACCGTGGCTGGCTTAGCTTTTGGCTTGTCTGCTTCTGGCTCTGCCCTGTCGTCCCCAAAATAATCGGGGAAGCGTTTCCGCATCGTCTTGTCCAACTCTGCGTAATACTTTTCGGAACCGATCTCTACACCGTTATCCTTAAGCTCCTCGTGTACTCCAAGAGCGGTAGCAGTCATTACCCGGTTCTGTCCGAACCATTGGTTTTCGTCCTGCCACTCCAATACCCTACTATCGGGGCGAGGTACTTGCGGAGCTTGAGGGGGTATATACCGTTCCTCTTGTGCTGTTTGTACACCACTAAATTCATCTTGTAAAGACTTTTTATTTTTAGTGGTATTAATGGTTTCTAATTCGACCTGAAGCCTAGTCATTTTCTCCTGAGCTTCGGCCATAGCATCGGAATCACCCGCTTCATACGCATCCTTAAACTCGCGCTTTACTGATTTAAGCTTTGCGTTAGTAGCTTCTTTAAGGCTTTCTTGGTATTCATCAGCCTTTGAATTAACAAGTTCTTTAATACGCTGGTTCTCAGCGTATAGCTTGCGAGCAGCATCGATTGCTACTTGGTGTTCCCGCTCCGCCAATTCACGAGCACGTCGCTCGTCATTCCATACCCGCTTCATACGGATAATCTTGTCCTTGGCGGCTTTATACTTGGCTAGGTCGTCTATATCGTCAACATCTATCTCAAGCTGTCTTACTTTTTCGGGGTCCGACGGAGTCCTGCCTCGGTCTTCTTCGGGAGTATCGTCCTCGATCTCGATCTCAAAATCATCCCCAGCTACGACGTTATTAGGTTCTTCGTCAGGGAATTTAAAATTCATTTCATCATTAACGGCCATGTCCGCCTCCTATTAAAATTTACGCTTAATGCCGCGTGGATCCTGTACCACAGCTTCTACTGAGTCATCGTTGATGATTCGGAATTCACGGTCGTGAATTACCAAACGTGTGCCTGCGTTAGGACGTACCAACACAAAGTCACCTTCCTTACACCAAGCTTCTGTAGGGAATCTGTTCTCATCCTTGTAGCAATCCGGTCCCATCTTTACTACAAACAAAACCGTCGTAAGAAGTTCATCTACACGCCGTGTCTCGTCTGCCTTGAGAATACCGCTATCAAATTCCTTTTCAGATTCGGGAATAGCGCACAGAATGCGATACCCTTTTGGCTCAGGCAACTGTCGTGCCTTGTCTTCTGCAGCCTGATTAAGTACTGCCCCCAAATCCACCGCTTGACTTAGATCAAGATTACTCATCGTCCGAGTGCTCCATACGTTTTTTAAGGTCTGAAATTACGAAACATGCAGCCTCCAGACCCCGAATCTGACCACATGTGTACTTATACTCCTCGTAAGAAGAGATCTTGTTTGTAGATAAAGCGTCGGACAGTACAGCTATCCTGTTCTTCATCTCATTAATGAGATACTCAAACTCATTCATTATTCATCCCCCGCCTTGGGTTTGTTCTCCTGCTTCCTTGCTGCCAACTCAGCCATGTCCCTTTGGTGAGCAAGATCTGCCGCTTTGTGTACGTTGGTTTGCTTAAACTCAGCCGCGTGTTGTCTAAGTTCGTCCTCGTGCTTTAAAACCTCAAGTGCCCGGTCCCTATGCTCCTGACGGTGCTCGTGGTTAATGTTGGTCATGTGCTTGAACATATCAGCCGTGATATCAGCCTTCTTATCCCTTAGATTCTCAGCCCTATCAGCGTCGGCATTCGCCGCATCCACCATCAGCTGCTTACCCTTAATAAGTACATCCGCGGCATCCCTCTTGGCTTTAAGCTGCAAGTCCTGCTGTCGGAGCTGCAAGTCCGCTTCGTCCTTCTTGGCTTTGCGCTGGATCTCCTGACTCTTGAGCTGAAGCTCTTGTTGTTGCAACTGCACCATCGGATCCTGTGCCTGCTGAGCTGCCTGCTGCTGTGCGGCCTGTGCTTGGTTCTGCTGAAGGAGCTGCTGTGCAGCCTGCGCGAGGAGCGGAGCGAGGCGAGCCTCAACCTGCGGGTCAATATGTACGTCTTCCCCAGACTCATCCTTCTGCGGCGGTAAGCTAAAGCCAAGCTGCTTCTCAATCTCTACACGGTATGCAAAGCCAAGATGCTCGTTGATATGGGCCATGGCCGCGGCCTGAATAGCAGGTGCGCTCGGATTGTTCTGTAAAAGCTGCTGGATCTTGGGATCCTGCATCGCACTCATGTGTACCGCAATATGTGCTTGGTGATCTTGGTATGCGAATGCTTTAACAGGTTTCTGCATGAGTACCGCTTGGTTCTCCGAGATGGGGTCCATAGGTTTCTGATCCTCATCCATTGGGACGAGTTTTTGTGCGTTTTTAATACCCAGTACTTCCAGCATCTGACGGTAGAGGAGGGGCTGATTGAAAAGCTGTGGCGCACCTTGCGCCAGTTGGAGTACCGCTTGGTACTGGACAATTTTTTGCGCCATCGTTGAGGCGTTTGGATCTGATACCGGAATGACATCAACGTTCGAATAGTCCGACTTTCTCGCTTTGCGAGAGCCTTCATCTGGATCATAGTTATAGTCCTCAGGGGCATACTCAGCGATGATGTGCTTAAGTAGCTTAAGTTCTTGCTTTAGAGAGAAGTGAACACGGGCCTGAATAGCGGACATCGTCTTAAGAGTCCGTTCCAGAATAGCGAGGGTGGTACCCACCGGAGCCTGTGCAGACATATCTGACAGGTTAAGATCCGCGGTATTAGCGAACCTACGACCTTCCTCAATGATCTTATCCATGAGGCCGGCAAGAACCTGTGAGGGTTCTTTATAAGGAAGGGGCATAATGTTGTCGCGCATCGTACCGGATGGGACATCCACATCCTTCCACTCGCCGGGACCGATCGGAGTATCGTCACCCTTAATGCGAAGCCCACGAGTCTTAAACCCACCGGGCAGGTTAGCAAGGGTACCTGCATCTACAAGCTGTCGAATAATCGACGTGCCGCTCTTAGCGTATGCACCGATAAGATGGATCAGACCGAAGTAGTAGAACCCAAATCCGGGGATGTAACCGTAATGTACAAAGTGTTGACGCTTCTGATGAGTCTCATCATCGGGTTCCCAGTTGCGGCGAATAGCCAGAATCTCCTGAGTCCCATGCTCGATTGTAACAACATAGGGCAGTGCGATCCCGGTCTCATTCTCGTCTTCGTCTTTGTGTTCGAACCCTTTGAGGTCAAGGTCAACGTGCATTTCAAGGATCTTAAACCGATCGTCCGTAGTAGCCCGGAACCCCAGTTTCTCAGCGATGGTCTTCTCGACTTCGTCAAGAGTCCCAACAGGATCCCCTAACTCTACATCACGGTAGAACCCATCAACCTGAAGCTGCCTGAGCTGGTTCTCGGTCTTACGCATGACATGGGTTAGTCTCGGAGTAGACTGAATGTCCGATGCACCGTATGGAACTACTACATCTTCTGCGGGCACATAGAGTGCCACCTGCCGGCCAATGGACGGATCGAAGTACACCTTTTTAAAGGCATTACCTGAAAGGCCAAGACCCCACAGCATACGCTCGGTCTCAGGCCGGTATTCCGGCATCTCTTCCGTCAACTGGTAGTTCATATCATCCTGAACACGCTCAGCAGACTTTTTCTTCTCCGGAGTTTCCTTACCTATAATAAGAGTCTTAACCGGGCCTTGCGCCGGGAAGATAGACATCATAGTTTCAGCTTGGAACTTAACAAGGGCTTCCGCCAACAGCGGGTGGTACACACCACAAGCACCTTCCCAAGGCTCAGACCGCTCTTCAATCTTAAGACCAAGCAGTTCTAACCCGTCACAATAAGTCTGGATCCAGTCCTTACGCCCTGACGTGTCACTCTCGAAATCCCCAAGCAGGTCACCGGCAAGTTCAGTAAGTGCACCTTCATCCAGCTCCTCAGCGAGGTTGGCATTGAATTCATCGTCGTGCTCAGATCCCGGCTCAATAATAACTTCCAGACCACCCATACCAATCGTTACGGATTCCGGATCTTCAATCTCAATTTCGATTGGCTCCTCATTCTGAGAAGCTTGTGTGATACCTAAAGGAGCTGCGTACAGGGACTTGTCAATAGCCATGGAAACCTCGGTTAATAATTTAGTAGAGACTCAGCTATTCGCTGCAGCTCCTCTTGGGTTGCATTGTTCTTTATCCGGTTAGCGCGTAGCGATATAACGCGGCAGTTATCTGGAGTATACCCTCCAGTGCTGTCCTTCCTGTCGATCGATGCACTAGCGTCGGTTGGTTTACTGCCGTTATACACCAGTAACGTCCCTAATAGGGGGCAGATTGCCGCCATGTTCTCGTAAAGCCATTCTTTTGTCAGTGAAAACTCTAAATTATTAAGTTTTGCGCGTCTTTTTGCGTTGTGATAAGCCATTTCTACCCACTTTTTAATGGGATTTGCACGCCGTTTTTCGCGCTTTTTCGCTGCATTTGCGGTACTTTTTTCCTTATATAATGCGGTTTTTCGGTACTTTTTACCCGCTTTTTTAGTGCATTCACGGCATCTTGGTTTATGGCCTGTCTTACCTTGGCTGTCTTTGTTGTAACTAGCTAACGGTAGTTCTTTCTTGCAGCCGGTACATCGTTTGACGCGCATCTGTCAACTCCATTTGGACCCCGCGCCGCCATAGTTGTATAAGGATGTTACAACGACATGAATTTTCTCACATAATCAATAATATGCGCGTTTTTTTGCACGGAAATAAGAAATATCATCAGGCTCGTCAGAAGGTAGCCGTACAAACCCACCGTTTCTAAAACGCATCAGCGCCATCGTGGTCGTATCGACGTGGTCATCATGGGATG